TAATAAAGAAGAAAATATAAATAAAGAACAGGGAGAAATAACCAATAATAAAGAAGAAGAGGAACTTATAAATAACAAAGAGAAAGAGGAAATTATAAAGAAGAAAGAGAAAGAGGAAATTATAAAGAAGAAAGGGAAAAAATAATAAAGAAGAAAAATAAACATTTATTCATATACATATATATTTACCTATAGTATATGAATATTTTAGGCAAGTTAAAAATAAAACCACAGTTATCTGAAAAAGAAGGACCTGTAAAAGTAGCTATTGTTTTACCCAAAAAAACTGTTTCAGAAATTAAATTGGATAAAATCACCTTTGTAGATAAACAAGAGACTGGATTTGATATGGAGGCGTTGAATCGTCGGTTACAAGAATCGCAGCTTTCAAAGGTTACTGTCAAGAAAACAGAGTCTGAGAAGGAAAAAGAAAAGGAGAAGAGAAAAGAAAAGAAATTCACGAAACGCACGTTGGTATTGGTGCCTGAAGTAGAAGAAAAAGAAGAAGAGAAAGAGGAAAAAGCTGAGGAAGATGAGGTTTTGGAAAAGATTACGGTAGGTAAGAAAAAGAGACGAACAGAACAGGTGAAAAAAGGTGTAGCTATTCTCGATCCTAGTGAATGGGCTTCTATTGATGGAGAATCGATTCTATCTCGGTTACCAGTGAAAGAGCCCAAGGTTATTTACAAAGTTCCTAGTTATTACATGAATAACCGGGAAATCTTTGTCAATTTTATTAATTCTCTTTTTGATAGCTATCGTGACGAAGTTATGGATGATACTAAACAAATTACATGTGATACGTTAAGACAAAGTTCAGAAAGTGTTTCACTTTTGACACATCAAAAAATTGTTCGTGATTACTTGAATTTATATACACCTTATCGAGGATTGTTACTGTATCATGGCTTGGGTGCGGGCAAATGCCACGCAATTAATACGCCTATTATCATGTCAGATGGGACTATTAAATTAGTTCAAGATATTCAGGTTGGCGATTTATTAATGGGGGATGATTCAACTCCAAGAACAGTACTTTCTTTAGCAAGTGGCGAAGATGAAATGTATGATATTATTCCTGTCAAAGGTGAAAAATATACGGTAAACCAAGAACATATACTGTGCCTGAAAGCTAGTGGATTTCCCAAATTATCTAGAAATAATCATAAAGGAAATACAAATTATAACATACAATGGATTGAGAATAATGAATTTTATTCCAAAACTTTTACATTTAATTCAACTATCATAAATGATAATGAAGAAAAACATATTATGGCAAAAAAGTTTTTTGAGGAAATTAAATCAAATTCAAAGACAAATAATAATATTATTGAAATTCCAGTAAAAGATTATATAAAACTTTCTGACAAAAAAAAAGGGTTTTTAAAAGGATATAAAGTTCCGTTAGAATTTCCCACTAGAGAGGTTCCTCTAGATCCGTATATGTTAGGCTACTGGCTAGGCGATGGATGTACGTACAATACTTGCATTACTAGCCAAGATTCTACAGTTCTTCATTATTTTCATAAACACTTACCTAAATATAATGTTTCTTTGATGCATAAAGCTTATTATAACTATAATATTGCAGGAGATGGACGACCTAATAACAACTTATTTTTAAATACCCTAAAAGATTTAAATTTAATTAAAAATAAACATATCCCACACATTTATAAGTGTAATTCTAGAGAAAATAGATTGAAGTTATTAGCTGGATTATTGGATAGCGATGGACATCTAGATAAACATAATGGTTTTGAATTTACACAAAAAAACGAGGCTATGATGGAAGATGTAATTTATTTGGCTAGAAGTCTAGGTTTCTCCTGTTACAAACATGAAAAAAAGACTTCGTGGACCTATAAAGGTGTTAAAAATTATGGAACTGCTTTTAGGATATGTATTAATGGGGAAGGTTTAGAAGAAATTCCAACATTGATTCCTAGAAAACGTGCACCCGCAAGATGTCAGATAAAAGATGTTTTAGTAACTGGTATAACGGTCAACCATGTAGGTAGCGGAAATTATTATGGATTTACAATAGATAGTAATAATAGATATGTAATGGGAGATTTTACTGTAACACATAATACATTAAGTAGTATATCAATTGCTGAGGGTCTAAAAGATACAAAAAAAGTTATTATTTTGACTCCAGCTTCTTTACATCCAAATTATGTGTCTGAGATTAAAAAGGGTGGAGATGCCATGTATAAGCTGAATCAATGTTGGGAATGGATTCCTACTGTAGATAAACCCGATTTGGTTGAAACCTTATCTTCAGTTCTTCATTTATCCATGGATTATATTAAGAAAAAAGGAGGTGCTTGGTTAGTCAATGTCAAAAAAACGAAACCATTGAAAAAGGGTGGTAAAAAATACAGTGGGGGAGCTTCTAGTGATATTGAAGAAGTGAGTGCCCCTGCACTGAGTGAAGAGATAGAAGAAATAGGGACAAAATCTCTTGCTTCTTCTTCTAAAAAAAGCAAGGCAAGTGAATCTAAGAAACTGGTAGAAGAGGAAAAAGAGGACACCGAAGGCGAAGAGGAAGAACAAGAGGAAGGCGAAGATAAGGTATCATGTACCTATGAAAGAATGTCTCCTTCTGAAAAAGTCAGTCTTGATGCCCAAATCACTGAAATGATTGAATCGAAATATCGTTTTATTCATTATAATGGTTTGCGTCGTTCCAAGGTAAAAGAAATGACAAGTGATTTTACAACCAATATTTTTGATAATTCAGTTGTAATCATTGACGAAGCCCATAATTTTATTAGTCGTATCGTGAATAAAATAGAAAAAGAAAAAGAAATTCCAGTAGATAGAACTGGTAAAAAAGAACGTGTCCCTCTTTCTCTAGCCGTTATTTTATATGAAATGTTACTAAGTGCCAAAGATGCTAGAATTGTATTGTTAACAGGTACTCCTATTATTAATTACCCCAATGAAATTGGCATTCTCTTCAATATTTTGAGAGGGTATATTAAAACATGGGAATTCCCTTTAAATGTGAAATCATCTAAGGCAGTCAATCTTGAAAGCTTAACGGCTATTCTAGGAAGAGAGCGTAATATGGATTACGTAGAGTATTCGGCTTCCAGCAAAAAGTTGCTTATTACCAGAAACCCCTTTGGGTTTGAAAATGTTGAATCAAGAGAGAAAAAGTATGTGGGAGTCACGGGTGAAGAGAGAGAAAGAAAGGGATCCGATGGGAAAAAGAGTATGGTAAAACGAGGACAAGTTAGCGATTCCGATTTTGAAAGACATATTATTCGTTTATTACAAGAGAATGATATAGAAGTTATTCCCTCGGGAGTCACGGTCCATTTATACAAAGCACTTCCTGATAAATTTGAGGATTTTATGAATCGTTTTATTGAAGTTGGTACAAATAATATTAAAAATGAAGAAATGTTTAAAAAACGAATCATTGGACTTACTTCCTATTTCCGCAGCGCCCAAGAGAAGTTACTACCTAGGTATGAAAAGGTCACAGATTATCACATTATTAAAATCCCCATGAGTGATTACCAGTTTGGTATTTATGAGGCTGCTAGAAAAGAGGAACGTAAACAGGAAAAATCTAGCAAAACAAAAAAGGGTAAAGTAGATGAGAATGGCATTTTTAAGGAGCCTAGTTCTACTTATCGTATTTTTTCTCGTTTATACTGTAATTTTGTCATGCCAAAACCACCCGGACGTCCTTTACCTAGAGAAGAAAGAGATGAGGCAGTAGAAGGCGTAGAAGGCGTAGAAGGTGCCGAGAGTCTATATCAAGTAGCTCTTAAAGAAGGCAATAAACGAGTCAATGATTTGGATGAGAAAGAAGAGGGAGATGGTATTATTGAAGGGGATGTTATTATAGAACAATTGGCTGATTCTACCTATGATACTCGCATTAAAGAAGCAATTCAATATGTAGAGGACCGTGCTCCAGAATATTTAAGTAAAACGGGGTTGGAAACTTATAGCCCCAAATATTTACACATGCTTGAAAATATACAGGATGTCGAAAATATTGGCCTTCATTTGGTATATAGCCAATTTCGCACTTTGGAGGGTATTGGTATGTTTACACGCGTGCTAGACCAAAACGGGTTTACTCAATTCAAAATTAAAAAAGGAGCTACGGGTGAATTTGAAATCGATATTTCCGAAGAAAATCGAGGAAAACCTACTTATGCTTTGTATACGGGAACAGAATCCACGGAAGAAAAGGAAACCTTAAGAAAAATATTCAATAGTAGTTGGTCTGAATTACCACTATCCTTAGCCGAACAATTGAAACAAATCTCTCATAATAATAATACTGGAGAGATTATCAAGGTATTTATGATTACTGCCTCTGGCTCAGAGGGTATCAATCTGCGAAATACTCGATTCGTACATATTATGGAACCTTATTGGCATCCAGTACGTATGGAACAAGTCATTGGTCGTGCTAGACGTATTTGTAGTCATACTGATTTACCAGAAGCATTACAAACTATTGAAGTATATGTATATTTGATGACCTTTACGGAAGCTCAAATTAAAAGTGATAAATCTATTGAATTAAAACAAAAAGATTTGAGTAAACAGACGTATCAACTCTCACCAGATAAGCCAGACAAAGCCCAAATTCCTTTTACAAGTGACGAGACTTTATACGAGATTTCTATGATAAAAGAAACGTTGAGTTCTAAATTACTAACAGCAGTAAAAGAAGCATCCATTGATTGTGCTATTTATTCCAAAAAAGGTAATAAAGAACAGCTTCATTGTTTACAGTTTGGACGGTCTAAAGCAAATACTTTTTCATATAAACCATCTATTACTGGAGAAGAGCCTGATACTGTATCAAAGATCAATAAAGAAAAAATTACTTGGAAAGGAAAAGAAGTTACTTTAAAAGGGAAAAAATATATTTATCGTAAAATAGATGAAAGAAATGGAATGTTGTATGATTATGATAGTTATTTGCGAGCACTGGAGGTTCCTGGTGTAGAACCTACTTTAATTGGTAACTTGAAAAAGAATGATCGTGGAGAACAAGTTTTTACAAAACTATAAGCCCTACTATTATATGACTGTTTTCACGTTTTTGGCAAAGACAGAAGAGAATATAATAAAGAAAGGAACTATATATTTTTTATATTTTATATAGTTTACAACATTGGTAATACTCTTCTGGTTGTATATATTTTTTTCTTCTAGCTCTCTTGTTTTTGAATAAGTAATGTCTATAAAAGCAACATATAGAATGGAGAGTACATCCATCAAATTCATATGCATATAAGGACTTTCCCCAATATTCATAAGTTCTGAAAATCCTACATCAAATTGAAGCTTTTCTCTATATAACATAGTTACCATTCCAGACGCTGCTGCTACCGGAAGCACCTGTTCTTCATTTAAGGAAATAATATCACACTCTTTTTTTATGGTAGATGTCATTAGAACCGTTTTATTTTTTGGAACAAAATCCCAATCTACTTCACCATTGTTCCAATAATCAGGGTCGTCCCAATAATCAACCGGATTGGTAGTCATCTTCATCTTTATCTTTTTCGATAGAAGTGAATGAGTAGGTGTTTTAATAAAGGCATGGCTTAATGACAGGTAGAGCGTCAATACGAGAATGTTTTTCATCATGATATCTATTATTATACAGTAATAATAAATATCATTACTAGCTTCATTTTTTTTATAAATGATTACCTATTATTTATTTTCTAAGATAGTTAATTTTTCTAAGAGTAGATCCATCTTTTTATGTAATTCAGTAAGTGTATCTAGTATAATATCATTTTTGTCTGGCATAGATTTTAACTTTGAAAAAATATGGCGACTACTATCTTCATGTATGGATAATTGTACGTTCTCTTCAAGATTTTCTGCCCATGTTAATGTTTTTTTTTCTTTCAATGGTAGTATTCCGTCTTTCTCTATTTCCTCACCAATTTTAATATACTTTATTGGAGTTGATTGTGGGTTACTATTACTTGATTCTTCTTGTTTTGGCATCCAATTTTTATTCACAGATTGTTGAATCTGTTCTATATCAAAATTACGCTGAGCCATCGTTTCGGCGATTAATTTTTCCATTTCACTTATAGGTGTATCCATATCATCTTGAAATTTGGGAGCAGGTGGAATTACTTTATTGATAGAAGTATTGAACTCATGTTGTTTGGCATTCAGTTCTCTCTCAAATTGCGTTTTTTTATCTTGTTGTATTTCTTCTGCTGTAATAGGTACTACAGATTTAGCTTTATTACTAGATAAAAATAAGGTCAAAAATTTTTTATTCATCTGAAATAAATCTGGATGATAACCGATATCATTAAATTGTTTTACCGCTTCTATAAAGTGACTTCTTAGTTCATTTATAACAGCTACAGTTGGTCTCTCATTGTCAATAATGACTTCCCATAAGGTAGATATATTATTTGAATGTAAAAAAGTTTCAGATTCAGTTTTTAACATAGTAGTTTATAAATACTTTATATGCAAGTATTTATATACTTTTCGATAGCGAACTAATTTCTAACAGGTTCATAGTGACCTCCCGTCCATTCTAATTCTATTTTTTTTGAGGATTCGCATGTAACGGGTAAAAACTCTATAGATCTATCATTATTATTATTGCGTCTATCTCTAACGACGATACTTATATTCCATATATTACAGGCTGCTTGTATTTCTATAGCTCCACCCCAAGTAGATGTGTTTCGCATATGTTGGATATAATTATTCGATTCCATTTGTAATATGACATTTGTTTCTATACCATCAATAATTTTTCCATTTTGTTCCAAATAATCACATATTTTTTGTCTTATTTCATAAGATCCCTCTCCAATAAAATACTGTAAGCTATTGAATAAGCAGCTCATTTACAGATACTACAAATAGTTATATACTTTTTATATAATTATTTACAACAATATTTTTATTCTCAATAATATTTTTATTCTTTATAGTGAATCATTAAAATAAAATTTGCGAAATTGTTCCATATATTTGTCTGAAAGAATATGGGTTTTGAAGTATTCTTCGGTATGTTTATCTTCCAACATGTGCACTATAAAATATAAAGAATATATTCCACATTCTGTATCTCCATACTGATGTTCTACTGGATGATTCTGATCGAATTTAAAATGTATGGGTTTTTGTAATTTGTTACCTTGAGCTGTTACCATTTTAACAAATTTTTTGACTTGTCTTGAAGCTGGATCTCCAGCACTATCAAAGAAAAAGATGGATGCTTTTCTAACATTGATAAAAAGAGAGATCCAATGAGACCCATCTTTATCGTGTGGATCTGTATTGAAAATAATACCAAATTTAAATTTTCCTCGTTTCATTTCTTTTTCTAAATTAAAATGGCATAACTCATCCCATACACATTCTCCATAAGATTCTTTGGCGTCATAATCAATTGGAGATGGACCTATAAAACTAAAACACTTGTAAATTTTTTCATATTGCTTCATTACATTTAAAATATCCAAACTAGAAAGCCACTCATTTGGATTCGTTTTCCATTCATCGGGAGAGACGGGAGCAAACGACTGTGCCAATTCTTTTCTAAGTTTATTATTATTTTTAATAAAGGGTTGATTTAACCAGCAAGACTCTTTTTTACATACAGTATTCAAATTCTCTTTTAAAGAGGACCAAATTTCTTTTGAATCATTTGATTTTATTAAACTGTCACTATGTTCGCGGTTCCACATATCTTTTAACTTGTGTAAATCCTCGTTCTGATAACAACTAAATCCATTTTTTTGTTGTTCTAGTTTTGGACTACATCGTAAAACAGATAAAGAGGCTTGATTCGTAGATGCTTTTATCACGGGTTTTCGCTTTCTTGTTATCTGTTTCTTTTTTTTATTTGTTTTTGTTTTTATTCTTATTTTTCCATTCTTCTTATTTTTCACCATCATATGTATTATTGATATTTTTCTTTTTACAAATTCCTTTATTTTTTAAGGTTGGATCTTTTAAATTCACTTCTTTTTGATGGGGATGTATTATTTGTTCTGGTTTTTTGGTAACTTTTCGTTTTACCAATTTCTCTAAAGAGTTCGGCTCTCTTATTTTAATAGAACGCAACAAAACCTGATTTACATCATCTATATTCCCTTCTTCTGTAAAGGGTACAATATTATTAGATGAACTGTCTTCTATTCCTTCAAAATCTTCCTGAAGTATGTCCGTTTTATCCAGCATTCTAAAATAATCTATACAGCTTTCAGCGTAATCCCGAAATGTTTTTTTAATGTCCGCGGGTAAAGGTACAATCGGATCTTCTGTTTGTACTAGTTGTTTGGTAATGTCATATATTCGCCGTTTATAAAATCTCAAGTCTTTTCTATATTTGATAGGCTCAATAGGCTCTTGTTGTCCTTTGTATTTTTTATATTGTTCTTTATTCATAAGACATTCTAGGGTTATATTTGAAATAAATTCGTTTGACATGGTTTATTATTTCAATTTATATTTATTGTTTATATTGTTCGTATTGTTAGTAGGAGCCGTTCTATTTTTCTTCACTTTATTACAATCGGTGTTTTCAGTCGTGTCTTTCAACTGTTGTCTCGTACAGTTATTAAACAAATTTCCTCCTAAATTATCTGGATTGGCATCAAATTTTTGAAAATGCTGTTCTTGGAATAACTCAGGATAGGGTTGTACTTGATTGCTACTCTTGGTGGGTGTGAACTTGTAGCTATATAAATCACTATGGCTAGATGGAACATAGACAGCCTGGCTACATTTTTGAAGAGCATAGATTTGATTGCGTAGTTCGGATTCGGTATTCACATTTGCGGCAAATCCAGACCATGGAGATTGCGTATTTCCAGGATTAAATACTTGATTTACATTATACACAGGTAATTGCTCCATAGGCACATTAATAGGTTTCCTCGGGTCCACAATAGGCATAATGGAATATTTTGTCATCACTGGGCGTACATTTAAATAAGGTTGAAGCGTTTGTGATGGTAGATACCTATCATATAATCGAGTATCTATTGTATTTGTCAACTGAGAAGCGCACTGATTATCACTAAAGGTATAAGGATTAGATGACATAGTATTCAGAAATTTCTTATAATACTAAGAGAGAAAAGAAAACCCCCGATTATTATTATATTTATATGGACTATCTGACACCATATACAAAAAATCAGATTCATATATTGTCACTGTTTATGGTAACAAAAACAATATTGAGATTCTCCAAAAGGCTCGGCAGCCCGGGCCGCCAGGCCCGGATATCGTTTCTTTAAGTAGGAAAAAGGAATATATCTATTTTTTGTTATTCTGGGGTCCAAAAGTCAATCGGAAACTTTTTTTTGGACATTTATTTTTGTCCATTTTTAAATTCCTGGGAGACTTTGTGAGATTTTCTTTAACAAAAAATGGACTGAAAGCATAAAGGTCTGAAAAATATTTTACAACGAAACATTCTGTGATTGTAAAAATTTTTTCTTTTTTTAAAAAAGGATTTAGGCATTTTTTTCTTTAGGCATTATATACTAAATGGACGAACAAAAAAAATGCCAAAAACAGAAAACTGAGTTTATTTGTAAAGATTGTGACTTTAAATGCTTTAAAAATAGTAATTTGATGACGCATTTTTTGACTAGGAGGCATAAAATCCGAATGGGATTAGTCATTTTAGAAAATAAACAATTTATTTGCGACTGTGGAAAAAGTTATAAGCATATGTCATCTCTATGTAATCATAAAAAGAATTGTGCTAAACTAGAAAACAATTCGACTCCACCAGAGAAACCACCTAGTATGTCTATGAACCTCATATTAGACATTTTACAACAGAACCAGGAATTCAAAAACTTGATAGTAGAGCAAAATAAACAGATGATGGAATTAGTGAAAGAGGGGAAAACAATTAATAATACGACAAACAATAACAAGTTTAACCTGAATATTTTCTTGAATGAAAAGTGTAAGGATGCCATGAATATTATGGATTTTGCTAATTCTTTGGAGATTCAATTAAAAGAGCTGGAAGATGTCGGAACACTTGGGTATGCCACTGGAATTAGTAATATTATTGTTAGAGGGTTACACGAGCTAGATATTTATAAGCGTCCGATTCATTGTAGCGATTTGAAGAGAGAGTCTATCCACGTAAAAGATCAAAATATGTGGATACTCGATAAAGAAAAAACATTATTAGAGACGGCTATTAAACGAGTGGCTCGAAAAAATATATTAAAAGTAAAGGATTGGAAAGATGCAAACCCCGAATATAGTGAAATTAATTCTAAAACTATGGATAAATATACGCAAATTTTAATAGAAGCAACCGGATCTTTTGAGCCAACAGAAAAAGAACGGGTTATGAATAAAATTATTCACACGATAGCAAAAGAAGTACTCATTGATAAATAAACAGATTGGAGGTATTATAATAATATAAAATTGAACTATATAAAGATAATATGGTGTATTATAAGCAAGTATGTGTGGAATCTTCGCATTGTTAAACAGCAGTTGTTCTAAGTTTACCGATAAATTTATCCAAGACCAATTTATTAAAGGAAATAGTCGCGGACCAGAATATTCTATCCTCAAGCGTATTCATATTAATGCCGTCTTTGGGTTTCATAGATTGGCTATCAATGGTCTAAATACCGTTTCTAATCAACCCATTACATTGGGTAATATGTCTGTTATTTGTAACGGAGAAATTTACAATTACAAGGAGCTTTACGCAATGATGCCAGATGTTGAGCCACAAACGGATTCCGATTGTGAAGTGATTCTTCATTTATACGCGCGATATGGCATCGAGCAAACTCTTCAAATGTTGGATGGTGTATTTGCCTTTATTATTTGCGATTATAGTGTAGAAGATGGAAAATCGAATATGATTGTTGCTCGAGACCCGTATGGCGTTAGACCCTTGTATGTTCTTAAACAGATGCGTCCCGAAGTGACGGTAACCTCTACGAGTGCCATTACGATTGATAATTTGGATCAGTTTTTGGAGCCCATGGTTGGATATGCTTCGGAAATTAAAATGTTGAATGAATTTGTGGCTGCTAATCCAAGTCAGTATAAGATCGTACATTTTACACCAGGCACTTATGCCATATACTCTTTGCCATTCAAGGCGATTCCATTCTGGTCGCTAGAAATGGAGTATATGCCTTATCATATGCCTGGATTTACGAGTACCATGTTACACGAGCAAAAAGATGCCGATATTTATACAAACATACAGCAGTTTTTGGGACGTGCTGTGGAGAAGCGTGTCTTGGTAACGGACAGACCCATTGCCTGTTTACTCTCGGGTGGATTGGATAGCAGCCTCGTTACTGCTTTGGTGAATGAATATCATCATAATATTTCCGATGAGCCATTGGAGACGTATAGTATTGGACTGGAGGGTTCAGAAGACCTAAGGTGTGCCAAGATTGTTGCCGATTACCTAGGTACGAATCATCATGAAATTGTTGTTACCGAAGAGGCATTCTTTGATATCATTCCAGAGGTCATCATGTCGATTGAAAGCTTTGATACTACTACAATTCGTGCTAGTCTTGGAAATTATCTATTGGGAAAATATATATCACGCAATAGTAAGGCCAAGGTAATCTTTAACGGGGATGGTTCTGATGAATTGTGTGGCGGATATCTTTATATGAGCAAAGCACCCGATATGTTGGAGTTTGATTGCGAATGTCGTCGTTTGCTAAAGGAGATTCACCTCTTTGACGTTCTAAGATCAGACAAGTGTATTGCTTCTCATGGACTTGAACCAAGATGTCCTTTCTTGGATCGTTCATGGGTCCAATATTATCTAAGCATTCCGGTCCAAAAGCGTTTCCACCCTGGAAATCCGGGACAGTGTGAAAAGTTCCTTTTGAGAACGGCATTCAGTAAGGAGCTTTATAAGAATTCCAAGGGACTGCCATTGCTTCCTGATGAGATTTTGTGGAGAAAGAAGGAGGCGTTTAGCGATGGTGTGAGTAAAACAACACGTTCCCTATTTACGATTATCCAAGAATATCTCGATAAGATTGAACCCATTCCTGCTCCCAACTTGAAGAAATGGCTTTTGGAACCTTATACTAGTCCGGATACACCTGAAAAGCAATATTACAGGAGCATTTATGAGACCTTTTATCCTGGTATTACCAGAGTAGTCCCATATTATTGGATGCCAAAATATATCGAGGCATCCGACCCAAGTGCTCGAACTCTGGATATTTATAATGGTGAAGATAGTGAAAATAGTAACAAGGTTGTTGAAGAAGATGATGAAGAGGAATTATAACATTGTATATTCAAAATATAGAAAATCCTTTTCATAATATTTATTAATTAATTGAATGGCAACAGGTGATAAAAATTGAAAATAATTTAGTTTCTCTTTATGACTTATATTTTTATGTAAGTCAAAATCTGTATATCCAAGTGTATGCATCATTTTGGTAAGGCATTCTTGTCTTAAAATCGTAATTTTTTTGTTGATGTTTCCGACCTCATCAACCAAAAAAAAATATTGTGGAATAACATGATTATCTTTGGTATGTTTTATCCCCCCATAAAGGTATTTTTTTATTACGGATTCAACCTCTTCTTTTGTATTATCAACTGATATGAGTTTATTAAAAAAAAGATCGCTTACCAGTCTTTCATAGGGATTTCTAACTACGGTAAGCATCTTCAATCCATTTAATTGTATCCCGAATTTTTTAGAATACTTTTTAAGAGTGGTATAAGTCTGATGTTGAAGAGATACACCTTCAAAGTACTCGATAGAACCTGCCTCGCGAGTACATAAAGATTTTTTATTGAGGGGTATATTATATTTTTCAGAAAAGTAAATTTCTAAACTAGTACCACCCGTTTTAGGTATATGTAATAACAATAAATTTACTTTGTTATTGTAAAAATAAGGCATAGTATACTATAATTATTTTGTATATATAATAATATAATTATATATTTTATTATATACGTATTTTATGGATGAGGTATCAAACGTTCAGTTTTATTCAGTCATGATTATCATCGTTTTTCTCTATATATTTAATATATTATTAGCAATAGGTTATACAGGAAAAGCCAGTAAATACATTGATACTATAGATTTTTATTTCAAGATATATCTTAGTTTGTATATTATTTACAGGTTCAATCGTTTTAGGAAAATCCACTTTACCGAATTAGACCGCACTATTATTTTTACAGCGGGGACATTTTTATTTGCTACTACCATTATTCATAAAATTTTAATCATGTATTTGGTTCAAATTAAACATTGGTTAATGAAAACGTTTCACATACGATTAGAATTGAATAACTAAGAAAAAAACTCTTGAATATGAAGCATCATTTGTTTACTCACAATTTTATCAATATCATACTCTTCTTTTGACAAAGATTCGTATGAAAATGCGTATTCCTTGATGCCATTGGTAAGCTTCTTTCGAGCTGTATCTTTTGAATCTTCGCCAAAAATTACACATTCAAGTTTATGTGATACTATTCTATGTATCATTTCGTCAAATGGTATCATATGTATATATGGTTTGACTTTAATATAAAATATATTATCATGTGTCATACGTGGATAATAAGTGTCATCTATAAAACAAATTTGCGTATCGGATGGTATTTTAGAACATTCAATTAAATCTTGGTGACTTTTTTTATGAGATGTCCTTCCTAGTTCTACGTGTTTTCCTTTTTTTTTGAAAGCACTGATAATATTTGAAAATAAAGAGAATCCTATTTTTTCTTCAAAGAATTTTAGGATACAAGGTACCCAATCTAGCGGCCCTTGGTTATTTGTATAAATCATGACTTTTTTACATTCTTTCGCATCTATTTTATCTTTTAAATAAGTAAGGACAGGAATCATATTCGGTCTAATAAATTCGGGATATAAATCAAAACACTCATTAAATGCTTTTTGTTTTTGGGTTGAATCTATATATTGAAGTTGACACAAGACATCCCATAAAACCCCAAATTGAACGAAATAACCTAATGTTTCGTCTACATCAAATACTACTACTTTATGTTCCATAACTGTATTGTATTATATTATATTTGTATTTTAATTTTATACGAAATTATCATTTATATAATGACACTTTCAAAAAAAATATAATATTTTGTTAGTATAGTAATAACTATACTCAGGGCATGTCCTATGAATTAACAAAAGCAGATTATATAAAAATATTACGATATTATGATGTACCTCTAGCTAAATCTGCCTCAAAAATGAAAGAGGATGCTGAAAAAATCTTATCAAAAAAACTATGTTCGTGTATTAAAAAAGTGAGCCCTGTAAATGAACCTAAATCAATTGGTGTTTGTACTAGGTCTATTTTTAATAGAAAACAACTTAAGCGGGGGACATTTCGATGTAAACAAAAAAGGCGAGTGAGCTTTAGAAAAACTCGAAAAAATACAATTGATATTGGAAAAAAAGATAAAATAACACTGTAAATATGTAACTTGATATTGTAATTAATTTATTATATTGTATTATAATATAATAATGAGCGTTGACTCGTTTTTACTAAACTATGTATTTCAAGAACCAGATAGTCGTGATTATTCATTCACATATCATGAAGATACAACTAGTTTATTGTTGTCGTCTTCTGGACTTTCAACTTCTGTTGGGATACCCGTTGATAATACATACCCGTCTTCTTTTAAAGTAACCGAGTTATCTAATATCCGTATATTAACACAAGGTAAATTAGGATCCTGTGTGGCAAATGCTCTTGCTCTTACTATAAGTATTATGAGACATGAAAGAATATCTAGACTATATTTGTATTTTAATGCTCGGGCTATTTCAGGGTTTCCTTTAGAAAGAGATACTGGTATTTCTATCCGCAAAGGAGCAGCAAGTATAGCAAGGTACGGAACTTGTTTGGAATCACAATGGCCATATATTTTATCTAAGTTTTCTAGGTTACCACCATTAATATGTTACCATGATGCTAGTTTGATACCCATGTATAGTTATTATTTTTTGAATGGCGATGTTATTAATTCATGTAAGGCTGCTTTAACTAGTAAAGCCAATCCTATTGTATTTGGAATTAAACTATATGATAGTTTTTTGTCGAATGAAGTGACAGAAACAGGTGTTGTTCCTTTACCAGACACGTATGAAGAGAAATCTATGGGAGGTCATTGTATGACGATTGTTGGATATGACGATGATACTTATGGAGGATCTTTTATATGTGCCAATTCTTGGGGAGCTGGGTGGGGTGATAATGGTTTCGCTCATATTCCATATGATTACATTTCCAATCCAAAGTTATGTTCTGATTTCTGTATTATTAAGATGCCTACTTCTATAACGCCTACCCCCGATAGCAATGTCAACAATAATGCTAGTAACAATGTTAATAATAGACAACAAAATAAACGAGCAAATAAACAGGCTGCTAATAAACGGGCAGCAATGAAACAGGCTATTAAGAAAGATATTCTCAATAAACAAGCCATTTTACATGAAATCAATTCATATAATGCATCTCTTCTCCAAAAACAAAGCAGAGGGGTTGGAATGAAAATGGGAATTCACTATTGAAAAAATATAATAAAATAATAATATTTTAGTATAAGATGACCTATAATATTATTATTGTTGGAGCTGGGATTGCCGGTCTGTACTGTGCTTTTCTACTTAAAAAACGGCATCCAGAAAGTAACATTTTAGTTTTAGAAAAAGGCACTAAATCCGAGATTGGTGGACGCATGGGTTCCAAACCGTTTTACGGTTCCCAACTCTCTATTGGTGCCGGCATCGGGCGAGATAAAAAGGATATATTATTAAAAAAACTACTTAAAGACCTCGACATCCCCACAATGAAATTTAAAACAGATACAGGCGTAGCCCCTGCTTTGAAAGATAGATGCGATGTGAAAAACACTTTTTTAGAGGTAAAGCGAGAATATATCAAAGAGAGAAAACGCGGGAAATCTGTCAAAAAAACGTTTAAAGAATTTTCAGAATCTTTATTGGGTTCCGAGGAATATAAAAATTTTATCATGTGCGCTGGTTATACTGATTATGAAAATGAGGATATACATGATACCTTGTATCATTATGGGTTTGAAGATAATTATGAGGAATTTATGGGGATCGGGATTCCATGGTCTCTCTTACTAGAACGATTAATTACCTTTATTGGACCCCAATGTATCAAGTGTAACAGCGCTGTAACTAGTGTCGGGAAACAGGGAAACCTATTTACTATTAAGGTAAAAGAGAGAGATGTGCTTTATTTTAGTGAGAAAGTTGTATTAGCAACTACAGTCGATTCTGTTATAAAATTGATTGGAACCAAGTATCCTATCTATAAGGGTATACAGGGACAATCTTTTTTGCGAATCTATGGAAAATTTTCCAAAGCATCGATTCCTATTATGAAAGAATACATGAAATCACATATTTTAGTTGTAGCTGGACCTATTCATAAGATTATCACAATCAATGCTGATACGGGTGTATACATGATTGTTTATAGTGATAACTTAGGAGCCGAGTTATTAAAGAGGTACAGCGAAAACACAGAGAGAAATAGAGGCATCCTTTGTCATCTTTTGGAGAAGGCAATGGATATTCCTTTGAAGTCATTGTCTCTAATCGCCATTGCCTCGTTTTACTGGCCTATCGGAACACATTATTATGAACCCTTATCAGGATTATACAAGTCGAGACAAGACTTTATTCGAAAAGCACAGTTTCCTGAAAAGAATCTATTTATTACCGGAGAAATGGTTGCCTTGAATCAAGGATGGGTAGAAGGAGCATTGGATAGTGTTGAAAAAATCCGAGACAAATTACTCCTTTGATAAATGGTCTAAGGCTGCTAAAAGAACGAGCTCTTGACCTGTCATTTTTTGAAACAATAGACATTCATCCATCTTCGTTTGATAATACTTTCCGGCAAAGTTTTTGACAACAATAGACATACCAGTATCCATTATTTTAAGATCACATACAATTCCACCCTTTGTTAAATGAATTTCGTCTGGATCTGTAATCGGAATCCATCTAACAAAAGAGCCTATTTTGAGTTCATTCATCTCATCTATGTACCGGTAGTCTTTGAGTTTATTAAGATAGTCTTTCTCTACCTCTTTAGATAAGTCCAATTCTTGTATAATTTCTCTCTTCATACCATTTATTTTTTTGGTTGTTAGATTGATTAAATATTCATTCTCTTCATTATCCAGCGCTTTGTTAAGCTTTTCTAGGTCCATGTTATATAAATAAATACTAGTAGTATCTATTTATATTATTTTTTATACTTTACCCATTTAGCAGGTCCATAACTTACCCCCGGTTTTGATATATAGGTAAGACCATCATTTCCTTTTTTCTTTTTTCCCACGCACAATGCTGCTCGATATGGAGGGGAAGGTCTTGTCATATATTTTTTCAGAGTTTGTTTTCTACAGATTGCCTTTGAAATTCTCTTTCTTAATGAGAGAGTTTTTTGGGGCATTTTTTATAATAACATACTTTTATTTTAGTTTTATTATTTTATTTCTATCTAAAAAGGGGTTCCACCGAATCCACCAAAAGCTTCGTTGGCAGCAACTGGTCCCATATTATGAAACCCTTCCCCTCCAGGGGTAGCAGCATTTACCAAAGGTGTAGTGTCTTGTCTATACATGGCATTGTAATTGGCACCCGATTCTTGCTGTGGGGGTAATTGGCTAATCGAAGTAGTTCCCATAAAAGACTGATTCATGGCGCTTTGGTCGGGATTTTGCGTAGAAATCGGTTGGGATACTCTAACATTACCTTGTCCTTTGCCCTTCTTTTTCTTTTTCTTTGAATCGTCATCACCACCCCATAACTCAGCTACTCTGTCAAATAAAATACTTACTTTTTCTCCCAATTTGGTTTGAAGACTCATTGTAATCATAAGGACTGCCAAGATAATATAGGTGACACTAAACTCGGGATATTTAGCTCCACTATAGGTAGGGATATAAGTTATAATACGATTTAACATTAGAATTCCCATAAACATAACAATGACTTGGATGGCAATTTCTGCTAAAAGTTCAAAGCTTCCCTTTTCTTCTTCGGCTTCTGGAACATATTTTTGCATAACCTTATTCAACAAAACAATAGGAATGATGGCAAGTAAAGCATATTGAATAATATTTAAAATCTCTGATTTAGAATTATCATCAAAATTAAATACATGCTTAAAAAATCCCATTTTTGATGATATACTTTTTGATGTTTCTTCCAAACTTTCCATTGTTTAATTTATAAAAAGAAATTAAAAATGAAAAGCTAGTAAAATAATTAATTTCATTTAGGCAAAATATGCGTAAAGGAAATAAAAACATTATATTTTATCTTTTTATTAATGAGTAGTGCTAGAGCTAATGCCGCTGCAAGATCACGTCGAGCGGGTGGTGCTGATTTTTCTGCTCCTCCATCAAATGCAAACCGCCAAGGGCAGCAAGGGCAACAAGGACAGCAAGGGCAGCAAGGACCAGTTAAATTATCTGTTTCTGATGCCATTGCCTTAATCACTCTTCGTTTAGGTCGTGTAGAAAATATCGTACAAGTGATACGCAACGATCCTGTATCGACTGATGACGGCAATGTATCTGTTGATGAGGCTGTTTTTACCAACATTGTCGATAGAATCGAACAATTAGAGAAGTATATTTTGGCTCCCTCTGAAAATATAGAGACAAATGATAATAATACTAATACTAATAACAATTATGATGAAGAAATTGACACATTAAAGGAAATCATTATTTCTTTACAAAGTGAACTATTTGAAGTAAAGACATCTTTATCCAAGCTCCAAATGTTTACTATGGAAACCAACCAAAAATTGATTGGCGCTGTATTCAATAATACTTCATCAGTATCAACCTCTACTACATTTTTAGAGCACCCTATTTCTTTGAAGGGGGCAGTTCAATTAGAACTAGAATCATTTGATGATGATGAATCAACAAGTGTTTCTGCCAATTAAGTTATAATTAAGTAATAATATAAATACAAATTTATATTATTATTATACAAATGAATAATACACAAATAATACAGTATTTTAATACCATTGAACTTTTATACAAAGATATGAAACATGGAAGGAAGAAGCTTGATATGAAAGAAATTCTTGAGAATTTTTGTAAGATAGCCAATGAAAATGAAGTTGCTATTGATTTCAAGTTTTTTAAACTGATTGCGTGTGAACAAACATATCCTACCTTGATTCAATATATTACCAATACTATTCAAAAAGTGTTAGAGAAGTATCCATCTGTTTCCACACTACATATCAATTTGAAATCTATGTCTTTGCTTGATATTGATAAGCATTATGTATTTATTAAAGGTCTTTCTTTGGCAACGGATTTTACGGATCACATTTCCTTATGTAATATTTATCAATCGGGATTTATTTTTGGAAAACTATTGACTGTTATTTTTTCATGTTTGAATAAAGAAACTCAGATGAAGATTAAACAACGAATTAAAATGATCGACTAGGAAATGATAGATAACAGAAGATGAACTCTAAAAGAAATAACTAACAACAATATTAATATTACCAATACCATGTGAGAAATAAATCCATAAAAAAAAGAGTATCCGGGCTCTACACTTTTATCGAGCTGTAACATGCTTCGAGAATAAGCAAAAAGTTCACTGAATCCAGGTACATGAAACCAATGTTTTTGATTATCTGTCTGTGGAAAAAGTTGATAGCATAGAGGCTGATTATACATGTATTGTCTACAATATACATTAGTGTATACGTCCCAATCTATAATCGTCGTTTGATCTATAGATAAGACTTTTTCTCGAAATAATGGAGGGTAAATAACTGCATGGGTTCCTGCCTTACATAAAGCAATTCTATGTTTATAAGAATAGGGTAGTTGTATCATTGGAAGACAACCAAGCAGATAGATAAAGGATTGATTGTAATGTTTTTGTAAAAAATCGGATATATTTTGTGTAATTTTGGGGTCTCGTATAGAGTCGTCAAACATGAAATCGTCCTCTAGGACCAAAATATTGTTATATCCTTTTTCTTTAGCGTCTTTAAACACTGTTAAAAACGCATCTACAAGATCTATGGGTGGTGTGTTTTCATGTAAACCTTTTTCACAATTGGCAAACCCTTTATTATACATAATATAGACTGTTTTTGTTGGATGAAATGTATCTAATTGTTGGATGACCTGGTCCATTCTTTCTACGTCAGATTCTAGGTGAATAATATAAGTAGCATCTACACAATTATCTAAGAGCCCTTCCTCTTGAAATTCCTTTTTGGCAAATCTGTAACATTTTTTGTTGATAGGCATTTATATAAAATAGTATAATTTTTTATCCCTAGAGTATGGTGTATTGATTTATTTTAATTCTATATACAGATTGTAATAATATAAATACAATTGATTTATTATTAAATTATATTTTATTGGTAATAAATATAACAATGAGTATTTATACTTATGCGTTAACAGATTATAGTTTAGATTTTTCCTTAAATTCTAATAATACTGCTACATGTAAAGGGTTTACGCCAGGAAGTAGTTTAAATGGTACTAGTGTTACTATTCCATCTTTAGTTAATGGAGAATATTCTGTTACTAGTATTGGTGACAACTCTTTTAAAAACTATGAAAATTTAACCAATATTACTCTTCCTACTAATCTCATAAGCATTGGCGCTAATGCTTTTGAAGGATGTGTTGGATTAACTAGTATAACTATTCCAAATACTGTAACCAGTATAGGTGATTTTGCCTTTGGCACGTGTTATTATTTAACAAGTGTAACTATTCCTACTAGTGTTACTAGTATTGGTAATTATGCTTTTTATCGGTGTGTGAGATTGAATAGCGTAACTATTCCTAATAGTGTTACTAGTATTGGTCGTTATGCTTTTTCTGGGTGCGAAGATTTAACAACAATAGATATTCCTGGTAGTGTTACTAGTATTGGTGATTATGCTTTTGTCGCCTGTAGATATTTAACAACAGTAAATATTGCCAATGGTGTTAGTTATATTGGGGGTACAGCTTTTCAATTATGTACTTCTTTAACAACAATAAATATTCCTAGTAGCGTTACTAATATGTTAACTGGTCTTTTTGACGGTTGTACTTCTTTAACAACAATAACTATCCCCAATAGTGTTACTCGTATTGGTCCTTATTGTTTTAGATCCTGTAGTTCTTTAACAACAATAACTATTCCTAATAGTGTTAGTTATATTGGTACTTCGGCTTTTCTTAATTGTAATAGTTTATCTATGGTATATTTTGAGCACCAGCCTACACCAGGAAATCCATCAAATATATTACCTACATTACAGGGAACAACTGTGTTCAATAATAAAAATAATATAAATAGTATTTATAAAGAGGCACAGGTATGGAATTCAGCTGTTGATACAAGTAGTATAGATAAATATTTTAATACTATTTCATATTCAATACCAGATAGTCCTGATTCTGGATCTGGATCTGGATCTGGCTCTGGAACTGGAACTGGCTCTGGAACTGGAACTGGCACTGGCTCTGGAACTGGCTCTGGAACTGGTTCTGGAACTGGAACTGGCTCTTCTATCCCTACATCAAATGTCTGCTTTCCAGCTGGAACGCCAATTACTACAAATCAAGGACTTGTTCCAATTGATAAAATCAATCCTAAGGTACATACTATCCGCAATAAAAAGATTGTGGCTATCACAAAGACGATTACCCAAGACAAGTACTTGGTGGTATTTGAAAAGAATAGTCTAGGAAAGAACTATCCTAGTGAAAGAACTGTTATCAGTAAAAACCATTTACTTCTATTCGAAGGCGAAATGATTCCTTCCTGTATGTTTGTTGGAAGATTCCATGGTGTTAGCAAAGTAGCATATAAGGGCGAGACCTTATACAATGTTTTATTGGAAACTCACAGTAAAATGGTAGTCAACAATCTCATTTGCGAAACATTGGATCCTAGTAATATCATAGCACAATTATATAGAATGTTGCCACATGTATCACCCGAGGATCAAATTAAATTGATTAAAGAAGTCAACATACGCACTAGTAAGAAAACTATAAGTAAACTAATATAAACCTTTCTTCATAGTCTATATAATAAATGAATCTTATTATATGGCTACCGTTCTTAATCGTAGCTTCCACATTTTATCATCATTTTTTGAGACCCGTGAATAAAACGATTTGTAATAACAACAATGACAATGATCTCTTTGAAAGGTATACTGTGGAACATCATTTTTATATTCAAGATCCTATTATGATTGATAATTTAGGTATGTTATTTTTCTAAGAACTATTTTTATATTTTATTATAAAAATAATTGATATCCTTTACTAAAATAAAGACAATACGCTATAAATAGCATAAACCATGAGGCTAATTGTTTCAGAACAATCTAAAAAGGATGTCTTTATTGCCATCTTTCAACTTCTAAAAAACTGCTCCCATGCTGTTAACATCTCTTTCAAAGAAGACTTCATGTATATTCAGGGTATGGACAAGTGCCATATTTGTCTCTTTGAGATTCACATCAAAGCAAGCTGGTTCTCTGTATACGAGCTTCAAGAAGGTGACAGCAATTGTATCTGTATTCCAACAACTATTTTCCAGAGTATCCTCGCTATTTGTACCGAAACACAATCTATCGTCCTTCATTATCAGGGAGATGACGTAGAAAAAGTGAATATTGACCTGCTTGTTGGAGATGTTCCAGCCAAAAATCAAAAGAAGGCGGTAGAATCCAATAAATATTTTACGATTCCTTTAGTCGAGTTTGACTGTGAATTATTATGTGTACCCGATATTGATTACGACGCAGAGTTTTCCATGAACTCTAAAAAAGTCACTGATATTGTGTGCGAATTGATGCTTTTTGGAGATACTATGAACGTCCATTGTTCCGAGGAAGAGATTACTATGGGTTCTTCTGGAACGGATGGAGAGATGCATGTGAAGATTCCCATTGATGACCTGAATGAATTTAGCATCAATGAAGGAGATTCTATTTCAAACTACTATAGTTTACATAATATACATAAATTATGCTTGAGTTCCAAGCTATCCCAGGAAATCGAGTTTTCTATCAGTAAAGAATTTCCTATGAGAATTAAATATGATCTAACTGGAGAGAGTTATATTCAGTTCTTTATAGCACCCAAGATTGATAATGAATAAAATCCGTATAATTTCTTAGATTTTACTCTACTTGGTTAGTAAGATGCAGATTATTTATGGATTTTTGATCTTTTGTATGATACTTTTTTTATACATCCATATCCATTTTCATACAAAAACCAGCAATGATTATGAAATATTAGAAATTGATGTAAAACCGTCAAAAGACCGACTAGAAGATATTTGCGATATTAAGCAACCCGTTTTTTTCGACTTTGATAATGTGCGCATTTTAGAAACCACCTGTATGTCAGCTTTACAAGAAACTTATAAGGCTTTTGAAATGAAGGTTCGTAATACGAATGATACAGATTTTTCTACACAAGAAATTTATGTTACATTACCTCTTCACGCTGTATCCAAGTTATTAGAAGAAGACAAAGAATCCCATTATTTTAGCGAAGCCAATCAAGAATTTTTACAAGAAACCGGTGTTATTAAACATCTTCAATACAATGATGAATTCTTGAGACCTTATATGGTTTCTAACTGTAATTATGATGTATTAATTGGATCTGCTGGAACATGTACTCCATTTCGATATCACATTAATTATCGAAATTATTATCTAGTGACACAGGGAACCGTTCGGATTAAATTATCTCCTCCTGTAAATTCCAAATATTTACAACCTTGTTATGATTATGAAAATTTTGAGTTTCGTTCGCCTGTAAATCCATGGTCCGTTCAACCAGAGTTTTCTGCTGACTTTGATAAAATGAAATGTTTAGATATTACAGTTTCGGCAGGGAAAACCGTTCATATTCCTCCTTATTGGTGGTATAGTATCAAGTTTTCTAAAAATTCATCTATTTCTTCGTTCAAATATAGGACCTATATGAATAATATTTCTATTCTTCCACAAGTAGGAATGCATATCTTACAGCTTCAAAATGTCAAGAGGGATAGAGCTCAAAAAATGAACGTAGAAGTCTTGAATAAAGAAAAAGAAGAATCTACTAATATACATTCAGAAACTCAAGAATCAGAATTGTAATTAAAACAATATAAACCTTATTATATAAATAATAAAAATTATGGATCCCACAAATAATAAGTATTGTGATGAAATTCTTTTAAAGCTCCAAGCCAGTTTACATCAATGTAAAGATAATAAACAGATATACCAATATAATAAGATGGAGAATCCTATCAATATTAATCTTTGTAGTAATATACAAAAATACAAACAGGGATTGGTTGCCACCAACACAACCTTGGAGGTTAAAGAACCTATCATTCGACCTAATAAACAATATAGCATTGAATATAATGTAATTAACCGTATATTAATGATAGATAAAGTACCTCCCTCACAAGTATCTGAGACGCAAGTATTTATACCGCTTTGATAAAATACTATTTACAATAAACTATACAATGTTTATTTACTAAAATACAATTCTACTCTAAATATATTTAAAAATATATGATATAAATATACTATACTATAAAATATAAAATATGACTGTTATAAACAACATTGAAATAGACCATATTACTTATAATAGAAATGACATTAAAGAAGCTATTACAAATAATGACCCGGTCGAAAAAAAACTTCACGTGGTCGCCGTGATATCCAATCCTTGTTTATACGCAATTCGTTATATTTTAATGAAGGAGTTTATGAAAAGAATGGAGTCGGATGAAAAAAATGTAATATTATATGTGGTTGAACTAGCTTATGGAAAACAGAAATTTTTGGTAACAGATGCCAAGAATCCTCGACATTTACAATTGAGGACAAAGGTTCCGTTATGGCATAAGGAAAATATGATCAATGTTGGTATTGATAAGTTGCTTCCATCTAATTGGAAAGCGGTTGCATGGATTGATGCCGATTTAGAATTTGAAAACGCAAATTGGGCGGCCGATACGTTGAAAGTGTTGAACGGATCAAAGGATATCGTTCAACTATTTAGCCATTGCGTAGATATGGATCTTCATAAGAATACTATGAAAATGTTTTCTAGTTTTGGATATCAGTATTCAAAACAAAAACCATATATTAACGCTGGACCAGACTTTTGGCACCCTGGATATGCTTGGGCTTGTACTAGAAAAGCATATGATAAAATGAAAGGTCTATTCGATCAGGGAATTTTGGGTTCTGGAGACCATGTTATGTCTCTTAGTCTCATTGGACATGTTGATAAGACTGCTAATGATAAATATAGCGATGGTTATAAACAAACGGCAACAGAGTTTCAAAAAAGAGCATACGGATTGCGGTTAGGTTATATCCCTGGTGTAATTCGTCATCATTACCATGGTTCAAAGAAAAATAGGAACTATTCTGAGCGATGGGAAGTTCTTATTCGCCATAATTACGACCCAGAACTCCATATAGATTACAATAAAGATGGAATTATTGTTCCTAGTAAATCCTTTTCCGATGAATTTAAAGAAGATATCTTATCTTATTTTGCTGAGAGAAATGAAGATGAAGATATACCAACTATATATGATTCCGTGTTGAAAAAATCTTTATCAAATACTAGTATTACTAGTAAAAATCATATAATAAAGAAAACGTCAAAAATAGCACCTTATACAAGTAATCAGGATATATCACTTTATTCACAGAAAGAGATGATCTGGTATATGATGATGTTTCTAGGTGGGGCGTCCTTTGTGTATTTATTGACGACTATTAGTAAAATGTAAATGAAAAAAGATAAAAATTGATTCTAACTTATGAATATGTTGTAGAATGATAATAAATAGTATTATATATAGTCTTCTAAGATGACTACATATAAAGTTCATGTAAATGATCGACGGTATAGTTCGTGGGTCTTTTACCAAATGACAGACCTAACAGCGGTGGATATTCCGGAACTAAATCCTCTAGACCACAAATTATTCACCAATGATGTGTTTTCTTTGGATGATTGTAAGATTCCCATGGTGAAACATTCCTGTATTCGAATTTGTGAATCTATTCCTGCAGTCCTTATTTTATCTGGGACAAAGACATATGGACGACACAAAAATGGTAAACTTTTGTATAAATGTATGCCTGACGATATGCGGTTACCTGCCTTCTTAGTGCCTTATGAAATGAAGCAAATTGGGTTTTCTAAAGTGTTTACCAATCTGTATGTCACTATTCGTGTTGTAGAATGGACTGATAAACATCCTGTAGCTCTGGTTAGTCAAGTGATTGGTGCTATTGATGTCCTAGATAACTTTTATGAGTATCAGTTATACTGTAAAAGCCTGAACGCATCTATTCAAAAATTTACCAAGGACGCTTCCAAGGCACTTAAATTGGGCGGTTCATCTCATGATTCATTTATACAAGGGATTCTCAAAAAATATCCCGCGATAGAAGACAGAACCAAGAGTTATACAGTATTTACGATTGATCCGGCAAAAAGTTTAGATTTTGACGATGGATTCAGCATTAAGAATCCGGAGCCAGGAACTACGCTTCTTAGCATTTATATTTCTAATGTTACAGTTTGGTTAGATGTTCTTAATTTGTGGAACTCTTTTTCAAAGCGTATTTCTACTATTTATTTGCCTGATAGAAAACGTCCTATGTTGCCGACTATTCTCTCTGATTGTCTTTGTAGTCTTCAATCTGGAAATACCCGTATAGCACTTGTTATGGATATTTTCATGGATGACGAAACAGGGAATATTATAAATATATCTTGGTCCAATGCTATGATTAGAGTATTTCGAAACTTCAGTTATGAAGAACCTGAATTATTGGGATTTCCTGATTATCAAACACTTCTGGAAACTGCTTGGAAACTATCTAAAAAATATAAATATATTAATAATGTGCGTAATAGCCATGAGGTAGTATGCTATCTCATGATTTTCATGAACTTTCATTGTGCCAAAGAATTTTTGGATCAGGGAAATGGTATCTTTCGCTCTACTCTAGTAAAACATATAGTGAATATTCCTGAAAGTTTGCCCGAAGACGTTCAAAAGTTTATCAAAATTTGGAATAGTTCTTCGGGGCAGTATATCGATGTTAGTAAAACAGAGCATTCCCCGTTGAGACACGATTTATTAGAAATGGATGCCTACGTACATATGACATCCCCGATTCGTCGTCTAGTGGATTTGCTTAATATGATTCAATTCCAAAAAAATAAAGGGTTAATAGATCTATCCGAACATTCCGCTGTATTCTATACTACATGGCTTCAAGACCTAGACTATATTAATACGACGATGCGTTCTATCAGAAAGGTTCAAAATGATTGTACATTACTGGATTATTGTTACCAGCATCCGGAGATTATCGGGTCAGAGAAAATATACGAGGGTTATATCTTTGATAAAATGGAGAGAAATGATGGTCTGTATCAGATTATTGTTTATTTGCCAGATTTAAAACTAACATCTCGTGTAACTACTCGGGAAAATGTAGATAATTACCAGTTATGTTGTTTCAAAGTATACTTGTTTCATAATGAAGACAAGTTTAAGAAGAAGATTCGATTACAATTGGTATAAAATAATCTATAATCTATATTTTCTCGATAATCACTTCTTTGGCAATATTTCGAATAATTTTATTCATGTCTCTTTCTTTTTCATCTGCTTCAAAAGACCCAGTGGCTTCAATAAGAATCTGTCCATATTTATCCATGGTCTTGGAATTAATTTCGGCATATTCCGGATTTGCCTGTTTCCAATCTTGTACTTTTAAAATATTTTTTCTTGCTACGCGTTTAATGGCAGTTTCTAATAGGGTTTTCTCTTTATCTAGTATCCACATATTCTGATCTTTTACGTGCATGGATTCTCTCTTCAAATCACTACAGTGAATGGGTCTCTTATAGATGTCTAATTCGTTTAACCCACGAACAATAATATTACTGATGCCAGTAGCATAACCAAGCGTTCCTACATCTTCCAGCTCTTTCAATTTAATATCCAATGAATTGGCGAAATCCATGATATTCATGGCATCCTTACACTTCTCATTCAAGAAAATATTCAAATTGAATTTATTATTGTTCGTCGTGTTGTTAATGATCTTTCCTTCTTTCACCATTTCCATCATTTGCTTATTCTGCTCTACTATGAGATCCTTAAATTCTTGATTTTGTTTAACTAAATCAAGTATTACATTCGTCAAATGAGATTCCGAGGATGAATTGGTTTGGGTGGGGTAAGAGTAATCCTCATATTTTTCTTCTATTTTTTCTATCGAATTTTCATACATTGTACATTTCTTTTTATGAACGCTTAAGCTTTGTCTATGTGTATATGATTTCCCACATTCACACTGATACATTTTTTGGAAACTTTTTGTTTCCGAAACCATTAATTTATGTTTTGATGTTAATTTATGTTTGTCCCATAGGCTTGTTTTACAGCATGTATAGTCACATTTTTCACAATAAAAGTTTTTGTCAATTTTTGGTAACTTTTTTGTCAACATTTTTGTCAACATTTGTCAGTATATATATGTTGACAGAAAAGTTTCCTAAATTCTTTTTTGAAAAAAGAATAAAAAGTTACAATAACAAAATTTGAATGATAATTTTGGAATTTAGAGCATTATGCTCTGGACGGTTTTCTTAAAACAAGTTTTCGGCCAAAAGTCTCCCAGGAATATAAAAATGGACAAAAATAAATGTCCAAAAAAGTTTTTCCAATTTACTTTTGGACCCCAGAATAACAAAAAATAGATATATTCCTTTTTCCTACTTAAAGAAACGCCCTTCGGGCGACGACCCCCTATATGTTATAACACTTTTTATTTGCGAGACCATATATGGTAACAACCTTGAAATAGGAAATCTTAATTTATAAGAGCATGCGATTACAATGGACCCCGGGAAGGTCTTCAATAAGTATTTATAAAAAAATTGATGTTAGAAAATTGCTGGTTTTTACATGTATAAAGAACTTTTCAACAATCATGAATCTATTTATTCTATCACTCATCCAGCGCGAAATCGCTCAGTATATGATGGATAAACATGTTAGTAAAATATTATTGGAAGCAGTACAGATGCTTTGTTCGGCAAAGAGAATCTTGGACCCTGAAGATGAAGTGAATGGGCGAATATATAAACTTGCCCATAAAAACCATCCTGTTACTATTTGGTGTCGGAAATCCAAAGCGAACTTTTTGTGGGTACTGGATTTGGTCGAAGAGCTTCACGAAGAATGGAGATTTCGGTATGAACACCCCGAAACGAAACTTCACAAATCTTATGTGATGGCTCTATTATTGAGAGAAAACATGCCAGGAGATGATAAATTTGAGGAGGAGGGATTAACCCCGTTCGCTCTAGCAATGCCTGTAGAATACAAAACGGAAGATCCAGTCGAATCTTATAGAAACTATTATATGTCTGAAGAAAAACAACGCATCGCGAGTTGGAATAAACGTCGTGAGAAACCTGAATGGTATCAGCGCAAGATGTGACACTTTCAATGTCAAAAATATAATTATTATTATTGTAAAATATATTTTTTATATCAATAAAAATATAGGAATAATTAAATAATAGGATATAAAATTTTTTATTTACATATTGGGTTCGATTTTTACTACAATACATGAGATATCATCCATTTCATTTGGTTTTGTGAATCGTGTAGCGTGAAACTTAACAGTGGGTTTGTCCTCCCATACTTGATACCATTCTTGTTTCCATTTGGCTTCGAAATAGTGGAGAATCTCTTCATGACTCATAGCGTAAATTGTCGGCATGTCTTCGCCATTGTCTATAAACATATCGCTGCATCCATCGCTGGTTTTTATAATTTTATATTCTTGTCCGGGCTCAATGTCGAATGTAAATGTATCTGGGGCAATCCCGGTAATATTATCGTGACCGAAGGCTTGTGAAAGAGCTAGTTTTTTATAAAGGTTGCCAAAGTAAGGGAACTTGATATAAGACGATTCCATGCCGCACATTGTGTCCTGAGAAAGGATTTTTATGTTAGCGCTACGTTCTACTTGAATTCTGGGGTTCATTTTAAGCAATCTGGTTCGCTCTTCTAGATTCTCCCACTTATGAAGTGTATTTCGCCAAATAGGCACGCCGTTTTTCAGGACGGTGGCAAAGGAATCTCCGACACTATAAACGACTCCTCTATTTTTGTAGATTTTTGTAAGAATTCCTGTAGCACCCGACTCTTCACGTCCAAGATGGACCTGACACAACTCGTTTTGTAAAGCAGCGCAGGGATTTGGTTGGTTCATGAAGAAGGTAGGACTCAATGAATCTTGCTCGGTAATAATACCGCGAATTTTATGAATAATTGTATTTGAGCCATGACCGTCGTTCAAAAGAGTCCACGTGAACGGCTCGTTTGTCTCGACGTCAACCCCGGCGCCCGTTGCCGTAAAATCTTGCTGTTTATATAATTGGACTACACCATGTCCTATGGATACTGTGTGCATCGAGGCAGCCATCGATTCTTCTGCCAAGTGGAAAACTGATTCAATTGCTTGTTGCGACATGTTGCTGATTCTTGTTATACAAATGAATAACAAAAATAAATAGGTTCAATTTTTTTATAATATATTCAAATGCTTTTCTAAATATATAGAGATTGGTTGGTAGCAACAAATTTCAAGGTTTTCAAGGGAATCTCTTTCAGCTTCTCAAGCAAACTCATATTCCCCAAATGCTCCGCCATCTTTTCCATTTCAGAAGATATATTATTGATTTTCAAAATGGCTTTGATAAACTCTCCCAAGAAAATCGTCTTTTCTTGTTCCAATGTCTGTAGAACCAGCTTACACTCTTCTGCTGTTTCAGCCGAACACCATCTGGCGGTATATTCCATTAAATCGTAGTGAATTGTATAATTTTCCCCAGTGCTTACTTGCGTAGTTGATTCAAAGTCTTGATAATATTCATACATCTCCACAATTTTTTTCATCATAGCCGGGACCTTGATAGTTTGTAAGTCCTCACTTACAGTAACATTAGTGAAACAACTGAACATAGCCACCAATTGGTTTGTAGATAGCTTATCCAAGTCCCCTTCTTCTAATAGTTTGGAAAAGGTTAAACAATGGACTTCCCTGAGTCCAGATGCTAAGACTCCTTTCAAAGTGGGCTTTTTCGTTTTGACATCAATAAAGTCATCTTTTTCTAAGAAATCGCTCACTACTTGGACTTCCCTATCAAGAAATTGTTCCGAGCACATTTTCTGATAAAGAAGTTCTCGATAATCTACATCAATAACATTATACATTTTCAACATGGATAAATCTTCTTTGATACTGGGATATGTCTCCTCTAACTCTTTTATTTCTTTTTCCATATCCTTCTTTTTTTTATTCACCAAAAAGTGGACTTCATGTAGACAGTCATTATATCTTGCCACGGATTCTTTTGGACTAATAACATGGTCCAACGAATGTTTTTCTAAATCCTCTCTTAGCTTTGTTTCCATAATCTCATATTCTTTTATTTCAGCTTCGATATCTTGTTGGATCATGCTATTCTTCACGAAATCGGTTCCATCCGAAGAAGCCATCAGATTCAATACTAAATGATAAGAAATCTTAAACTTACTCACCAACTTTTGCGGTTTCCCAGACATCATCTTTTTATATTCTGTCATATCAATCGGTTTGAATAAATTATTCAAATGAATAACATGACCCACTGTATCAATGCCTCTTCGTCCTGCCCGACCAGCCATTTGCGTATACTCGTGACTATATAGAACACGATTATTCGTGCCGTCAAATTTATTCACGTCTGTAAAGAGGGTAGTCTTAATTGGCATATTGAGACCACATGAAAAGGTTTCCGTGGCAAAGAGAAGTTTAATATATCCTTTGGCAAACAATAGCTCGACAATTTCTTTTAAAATAGGCAGTGTACCCGAGTGATGAGTGGCGATCCCTTTTTCCAAAAGAGACACCATAGTAACATACTCTGGAAGTTCCATATATTCTTTGAAATTGGGGATTTTTGCTCGTAAAATCTGTTCGCATTCCTTTTTAATAGTATATCCCACTTTGGAGTCATCTTCTAATAGTGGGACTGTAACCTCTTTGGCGGCAATTTCTATTTGCTTTCTTGACAAAATAAAACAGACTGCTGGCAATAAATTATTCTGGACCATATAAGTACATGCTTGGTTCAAAACAAAAGAACGCTTCATATAAACTTGTTTTTGCTCGAAGAGTGATGTCATTTTCTTCATCTTGGTATAACACAAGTCTTGAAAGACTCCCTTGTCATTTTGAAGAACAAAGGGCTTTCCAATGACCTCTCGAATTTGTTTCTCCAACTCTTTGTCTTTTACAATTTTAAAAATACTATTGCTAGAACAGAGGAACGAATAATGAATCAGTGGGACTACTCGTTGTTTCAGACTAGTCAAATATACTTGCTTCGTTCCAGAGCCATTGTTTTCACACCAACTGGCAAATCGTTCTGGACTATCCAGAGTAGCTGAAAGCATAACATTTTGTACGTGCGCAGGTAATAACATCAAAATGGATTCCCAAACATGTCCGCGCTCTGGATCATTAATACTATGAACCTCGTCGTGAACAACACAAGCTAGTTCATTATCGAAATCCATATTAAATAAGAGAAGGGCTTCACTTGCGAGTCCATGTCTCTTTCGATAAAGAGTGTTCTGAAGAATCTCGGCAGTCATAATGATGACATCGGCCTCGGGATTCACCTTGACATCTCCAGTAAGAAGACCAAAAGAGATATGGGGATATTGTTTACTAAAATCATAATATTTTTGATTGCTGAGTGCTTTAATGGGTGATGTATAAATGAGTTTTTTCCCTTTTCCTACAAAATATTGGATAGCGAATTCACTAGGGAGAGTTTTTCCAGAACCGGTTGCAGCGCAAACAAGAGTATGTTGCCCTTCAACAATGGCCTCAATAGCATGTTTTTGAAAAGCGCTTAGAGGAAATGGGAATACTGAGAAATGTTCTTTAAATTTATCATCATCTTCTTTTGAATAGGTACTGGGGCAAATCTTCACCATCTCTTTGTTGTATATTATTATATTGTATTTAATTGATTTATTAATCAATTTTATATGATAATATACTCTAGATCTATATCTATATCTATATCTATAGCTTTGTTGACCTATAATTCTCGATAATATCATCAAATTCTTGTGAAACCAATGTATTTTTTTCTAACAAGGTTTCGACAATAGAATCCATAAGCTCACGATTTTCATTCAAAAGCCTTTTTGCTTCATCATACGCATTTCTTACTAATTCTAATGATTCTGAATCCATTATTTCTTTGGTTTTTTCTGAATATTTATCACCATTTCCCAAAGTTCTTCCTAAAAACGGATTTCTATCGCTATCTATGTTATCATTATAGAATGGTTCTAATACTTTTCCCATACCATAATTGCCTATCATTCTTTGTGCCATTGAATTAGCTTGCTTCAAATCTTGAACGGCTCCAACTGAAACATACTCTTCTCCGTAAAAAATAGTTTCAGCTGCTTTTCCACCCATAGCAACGATTAGACGTTTCTTTAACAAATTCTTTGTATATAAACCACTTTCGGTAATATTTTGATATTCATTAAACAGGGTATATCCTCCGGCTCCATTATAGGTGCTTTGAATAGTTACCTTGTTCAATGTGAAATATTCCTTAAATAGACTACATAACAAAGCATGTCCGGTTTCATGTATGGCGATTCGTTGCCTAGAATCGTTGCTCCTAGTATCGATTTTTCTTGTCAATCCTACTACTAACTTATCTAGAGCCTCTAATAAGTAAGAATTAGTAATGACTGTTTCTCCATTTCTAGCAGCATAAATAGCGGCTTCATTCAGCAAGTTCTTCAATTGTGCTCCGGAAAACCCAGAGGTTAATTCGGCAACTAACTCTAGATTCACTGTTGGTGACAACCGTTTATTTTGTGAATGAACGTCTAGAATATCTCTCCTAGAGTTTTTATCAGGCAAGGCAACTGTAATCATTCTATCAAATCTTCCTGGTCTTAAAAGAGCGGAATCCAACACATCTTTGCGATTGGTTGCGGCAATAACCAAGACACCTTCGTTACTTTCAAATCCATCCATTTCGGCTAGTAACTGATTCAAGGTTTGTTCTCTTTCATCGTTAGCCATATTAATTCCTGCTCCACGCTGTCGTCCAATAGAATCTATCTCGTCGATAAAAATAATACACGGTTTATTCTGTCTTGCTTGCTGAAATAAGGAACGAATCTTAGATGCTCCTACACCCACAAAGACTTCGACAAATTCGCTCGCTGAGACAGATAAAAACTTGGCATCTGCTTCGCTAGCAATTGCTTTAGCCAATAAAGTTTTACCCGTTCCAGGTGGTCCTTCCAAAAGAATGCCTTTGGGGATTTCGGCTCCAGCATTTTTGTATATCGTTCCATTCTTCAAATAGGAAACTACTTCGGTACATTCTTCAAATATTTCGGGACTACCAGCAAAACTATTTATTGTAATATTCGCTAGTTTCATTTCTTTTTGAGCTTTTTCCATATCCAATTTACCCATTCCAGATAATCCTGGAATATTTGGCATTCCTCCACCATTTCTATTAGCGCCTCCAAAAAGAAAGAGAGATCGAATAAAAGAGAATAAAAAAGAGAATACTAAAAAAGGGATAATATATCCATTAATAAAAGAAATTATTTCTCCTGATGCTACTTGAAATGGATTTGGGTCTTGTAATTTTATCATTTCTATTTCTACGTTATTTTTAACAGTATATTCTATCAAATTATTTGTCATGACAGGCAAAAATTTTGTACTTTGATAATCTTCTAGTGGATCCATTATTTTCTCAATATCTTCAGATATGACACTATCATACGAAGGTGATATATATATTTTTGATATTTCATGATTATCCATTTTTTTTAGTAGAGATGGATAAGAGAGCTCCTTCAATTTGTAGCTATTTTTCAAAGCTACAACGCTTTGATCGGAATTCATTCGAATATATCTATTTAGCGTAAAAGCTGAAGTTGAAACCAGAAATACTAATAGTATATACATTATACTTTATGTTTGTGTAATACTATTTATGTATGTTTCATTGATAATATTTACTGATGTTTCTTTTCTTATAAAATAGTTATACTCGGGAATAAATAATATAATAATATTAAAATAGAATAAATAATAATGTCTTATCCAACTAAAAAAATAAGAATAGTTCCCGAAAATAAACAGTATTCAAAAAAAAATAAAAAAGAAATGTTGGGAGGTGCTAATAAAGAGACTATCCCTTCTTATAAGACTTTCGATTATTTTGAAGATTTTTCTCAACTATGTGGTGCTACCGATACTTTTAGAGAGGAGGCCGTTTTTAGAGAGGTGGCTCCAAAATCTATGTTTTCTTCTTCAAAAACGATTACTCCTACTGAATGTGAAAAAATATTGGGAGTGATTAATACTACTTTATTGAGACCCGAGGACTCGCTGAAATATAAAGACTTTATTGATGACCTTGTAAAGGTTAAATTTGCTGATGAATTGAGTAAACATAAAGAGAAGGAACAAGATATTGTCAAAAGAAAAGAAGTAGTAGAGAAACAACGAGTATTGGGTGTAGACGTCGACCAAGAAGAGGCAGCTATAGCTGATTTAGAAGCAGAAGTAGCAGCAATTGTAGTGAATGTTCAACAAGGAAGAAGACCTTATATAAATACATTAATTGGGTTAGGTGGTAGATTCTTACTTGATTATATAAAAAAATTATATGATGCTAAAGATACAGATAAATTAAAAGAGTTGCTTATGATAATTCATCCAGATTATTATAGACAAATTGTAGATCCCGGATATTATGTAAGGTATACTTATAGAAATAATTATTACTATGATAGAGCTGTAGAATTCTTAGAGTTTACTGAATTAAATAA